TGACATTTGTATTTGTCTTTTGAAATTAGATTTCTTCATCTTCATTCTCCTCTATACTTGTTATAAAAAATTCTTCACCGGTAGGAATAAATAATCTCTCTGATTCATACTGGTCACCTCTCTTCTCTGCAGTCTTCCTATCTCTGGCATTAATCTCCTTGCGATAGTAATAAACTTTCTTTGCATATAATGTAAACTTAGGCATGCTTAATCCTGTTTTTCATATACATCTCTTGATTGAAATTTAACAAACTTCAATACAATTCTGTCATCATCATCTCTTACAGTCATCTTAAAGTGTTCCCATATTTCATTCATCTCATCTCCATAGATATAAATTAATCTATCTTTAGGTTTCTTTTTTATTTTAATTGGTTTTTTTGGCATCTTTATTCTCCTTTATATATCCTAATGCTAAATAGTTATATTGTTTATTTGTTATCTTGTCAACATATACAACAGTATTTTTATTCATATGTTCTAATTCCATATCACAACCTAGCACTCTCCATAGGCCTTGATGTAACTCCCAATGTTCCTCCGGTGTAAAGTTTTTATTCATCTATCTTACCTCCTAAATAATAACTGCCGGCACTTAGTAATAACATACTTGCACCAAAGACAACACTATTATCATCTGTTGTACTTGCTAGTACACTAACACCGGATATAAATAATACACCGGCCAAAAAGTAAAAACAATAATTCATTTCTTTTTTAACTCCTCTCTTAATATATCAAGCATATAAGAAAGATTCTGTAAGTCTTTACTTAAATCAAATGTTATATAATCTTGTTGTTCCATTTCTTCTACCTTCCTTTCAAGGTCACTTAATATTTGCTCTATTGTATTTAATTGAACTGGTCTTAACTTCACTACGCACTCTCCTTCTCTAAATCTTTTTGTTGTTGCCAATACCGGTCTTCCTCTTCTATTTCTTGTATCTCTTTATTTATTAACTTCTGTAATGCCTGATTAACATTCTCTAATTCTGCTCTTAATTTAATAACACTACTTGTTATCTTCTTTAACTCTTCTGCTCTTCTTATATTATTCTGTATCATATTATTATCCATTCATTATTTTATCTAGTGATTCTTGTTTAAAATGTTTCTTAACTGCACTTACTAAATGGTCTTGTAAACTAACAAGACCAACACCTATGATGCCATTACACTTTATTATAACATCTATAACTTCATCTACATCTATTTTATTATCTTTCATAAAATCTATTATTAATTTTTCTCTATCATTAAACTGCATTATTATCTCCTTGTTTATCTTTTATCATTTTATCTGTAACACTTTTAATTGTCTTTAGCAAGGCAATATTATCTACCTTTACAAATTCATCTACCCATTTACTCCTAATGTTAGAGTCTAAATACCAAGTAATAGCATTTAGTATCTTGGTATAGTCTTCCTTATTTAGACTAGCATAGTTAATAGTTTTTAATTCTACGTTCATTAGCAACCTCTCACGTTATGTTTTTCCCAATATAAATTCCAGTCTTCAGATACTACATCATGTATATTTACTTTCTCAAACTCATACTTAGGATTCAATTTATTTATAACAAAGTCTACAGTTTCTGCAAGAGATTCTGATTCAGATATTTTATTTTCATATCCTTCTATCTCATGTATTCTATTCTGCCAGTCCATTAAATAATCTTTATATCTACTCATCTTCTAAGTTCTCCTCTCCTTCTTCCATTGTATATACTGCATCATCTCCATACTCAGTACCTTCAAAGGTGGCTTTACCTTCATTACATGTAAATGTTTCTCCTTCTGTCTGCTCTACTGACCATGCCAAGTCTTGCATTTCAGCTTGAGTAAGTTTAGCATTAGACTCTACCTTGTAATACCTAGTGTCTACTGTCTGCTCACTAAATCTATATGTATATTTATATTCCATCTTTACCTCCTTTAATAATTAATAATGCCTCTTCTTTAGTCTGGGTTGGCCTATATACTTTCCAATTAGTTTTATCATTCGGCATTGTTTCTATTACATATTCTCCTTTAGTATTATGTCTAAAGATAGCCATATATAATTCTTCTATAGCATTATCAAACTCTTCTTGTGTAAGTAAATTTATCTTTAACTCCTTCACTAAATTAGCAAAGTGTTGTATATTTATTTCATTATATCTGCTCATAGTTTGCCTCTCATTTTATGTAGTGGCTAGAACTCGGACTCTGTAGCTGTTCAGTTCTAATTAAGTGTATTTACCTAGAATTTCCTAACACACCACTAATTTAATTAATCGAATAATCTAGTATCTAATACTGCCAGATTCTTAAATCCACTTCTGGCTTTCTTTTTTAGTAACTTCCACCAGTCTTTACTTTCAAATCTACCAGTAACAGTATTTCTAACCACGTTCTGATACTGAGTTCTATAAAGTTTATTCCTGATAGGGTTACCATATCTATTTAACTTTTCAATATTAGCATTGTTCATTTTAAATTATCCTTTTAAATACAACCATATTAAAACTAGCTATGGCCTTGCTAGTAAGTATCATATTAATACTTATAGTAGGACTAGTCATAAATAAGGGAGGAAAAGAACTAGTCCTATTATAAGTATTAAGTATGACAAGAATAGTAAATAAAAGTATGGCAACAATATATTTCTGGCCTTTATAATATCCAGCCTTATCATGAAGAGTCACTTTATATTTACTATTCTTTATCATATTTAAACTTTATCAAATTATTATTATTGTGTCTATCTATATCTGCTATAGGAATATCCTATAACTAATCTATCCAAACTTCTACTGGTATTCCTAACCATTCGTTACCAAAGTACCACACCTTGCCTTCTTTAGTATGAAACTTAAAAGAATCTATATCTATTTCTTCTAGCCAATTCTCTTTATCTTTTAAATATAAAGAATCTAATCTATTCAATAAATCTTTTTTATTTAGTCTTATATATTCTCCTTCTTTATATTCTTGCGTTATGTTTAGATAACCATATATTCTTTTGGCCTGATATATAAAAGTTCTAAATTGTATAAATGTTTTTTGATATTCTTTAGTTCTTAATTTCATTTTTATTATCTCCTATTTTTATTTTATCTTACTCCTACTATTTATAATAATCTATCTATAACTATTATTAGTTTTTCTTATAGCCCTTAATGGAGAGTAAAGGATTCGAACCAATCTTTAGGAAGTTACAGTTCCTACCTAGACACCTTGTCTGTAACTACAAGGAATTATCTTTTATTACTCTAGGAACGGCCTACCCCATTTCACTCTATAGGATATCACTCCTATAAATCACATGAGCCAGTTAGACACTCTCCATTAAAGGCTATTTTCTAGCCTCTTTTCTCATTGCTCTTACGAAATGTACAAAGTCCATTTCTTCAACTGCTTGGCCTTTTCTTACTTCTTTAAAAAACTCCTGAACATCTTGAGGAACTTTTTTATTATGAGCAACTTCAACAAATTTTTTCATATCTTTCATTTTCATTTATTTTTTATCCTTTCATTTTTTGTTTTTTATTATTCATACTTTTATACTATACTATTTTTATAATTATTATATCTATATCTGTTATTACTTTTTCTTATAATGTTTTTATATCACCTTTAATATATGCCTTTACTTTCTTATTAAATGCTATGTTATCAACATCTTGTTTGTTTTCTGCCTTTTTTATAACTGTTATCCTTGGAAGATTCTTTGGTCTTCCGTTAGTTTTTACGGCCTCTATTATAGTATTATCATTGCTTTTTATATAGCACCTTCTACACGTAATACACTGTTGGCCAGTGCAATTTTGCCTTTCTTTTAATGTATCTTTATCTACATTGTTAAAGACTTTATCAAAATATACTGGCTTGTCTTTGGCCTCTATAATTTTATTAATTAAAGGATTACTATAAACTAGAATTAAATTATCAGGCTTTTTATTGCTATCAAAATATTCTTTTATTACATTTTTTCTTTTAGTCCACAATGCAAAAGTAGTCCATTTATTAGCTTTTACTATTGCTATTAAGTTTTTTAAATGTAATTCATTTATTAAATCGCCATGGCTTTGAAGTCTAAAGATATTATCATTAAACATATAATTTTGATATACTTCTCTTTCTGATAATTCTTTATTGCTTAAAATATCTGAGTTTCTTTGCAATGCTTTAACTTGATTAGGGAAACGTGCCATTTCTAAACCTTCGAAACTGTAGCAATGGCCACATATTACTAAATTGTTTTTACTTGCATGCATCTTTATACAAAAATCATTTGTTAATGTATTAGTAGAAATAGATTTAATATTTTCCATTTTGCCAATGCCTTGAGATATACATAGTAAATCTTCTTTTTTCATTTTATCACCTCTATATAATAATCATTAAAAAATTCTTTTAAATTATAGTCTTCTAAAAATCCGTCACGTTTTAAACAATTATAATTATACTTTAAAAATTCTATGGCCTCTCTTTTATATTTAAAAGTATTATCCGTATATTGTTCGCCTTCGTCATTTATTATTTTATATTTCATTGTTTGCCTCTTTGGTTATGTTTAATAAATCTTATCATAGCACTAATAATATTCATAGTGCTACAATAAAATTTATATTTATTCATTTTCATTTATATTAAAATCTTCTACAAAACTATCTATTGCGTTTTGAGATTCATCTTGCATATCCATTGCTTTATCTTTTATATCTGCTAATTGATAATCAAAAAATTGCTCTAAACTTTCTCTTGTTCTTTCATTTAATCTTTTATCGTTAACAATGTCATAATAAAAGTCTTCTAATTGCTCTAATGCCTGACTAGCACCAGACCAGCAATCCTCTAGTCTTTGCTTTAATTCTTTTAATAAATCTTCTTGTTGTTGGTATTTGTCTTTTTTAATTGTAGTAGTCATAATAAAACCTTTCATTTTTTTATTAAATTTAAACATAAGTTTAAATTATCATAGATTGCTATAGATTTGGCCTATATCTATTATAAGGAAAACCTATAGCAATTATGATACTTAATTTATAAACCTAGCTTTTTATCCATTAATGAAACTAGCTTTTTTCTAAGTAGTTTCTGGCTTTCTTCTGATATATGTTTTACTACTTCTTCTTCTGTTAAAGTAGCAATGATAATACTTGTTAAAAAGTCTAAGTCTTCTTTATCTTGTCTTTTATCTGCTATGCTTATTGCATCTAAAAACTTTTTTATTTCTGCATCTTGTTTGTTTTTTATTTTCTGGTTCATAAATCACCTAGTTAATTATTAATAAAGTTCTTCTACTATATAAGACACCGACCAAAATAAAAGTTACATTTTTTCTTATGCCTTACATATATATAGACAACTGAAACGGCCAAAAGTTCCCTAAAATTGCCTATAAGTATTATAAGAAAAACCTATGATACAATAGTCATATTATTGACATGTTGCCGTCTTTAATGTTGACATCTTAACACTTGCCATGGTTTGCCTTGTCTATTTAGTTTATGCTAAGTAACTGATTAACTGGCCTTTATAAGGATATTAAGACACAAGAAGGCCAATCAGACTGGACTATATAGGCTTTTTATTGCCTGCCAGATATAACTATAGTTTTTTTTGGCCAGAAAAAGGCATAAGACACACACAGCAGGCCTACACACACGCACACACGTGCTATATCTATATATATATGCAGGTGAAACATATTTATAAAAATACTCGGCTTCCTGGACATGGGCCGAGTCTATATAATTATATATAATTTATATAAAACTATAATTATTATTATTATATACTTGACATAGAGTTTTATATATGTTATATATATTATATATATTATTATATATAACTATATTAAACTATATTATGTTCTATAGAGGCACTTTGCCTTTTTTATTTGCTTTTA